ATTATTTGGAAGATGGAAAAGATAGATGGGAATTCTATCACCAGAAAGAAACTAAGATTCCATTTAAGATGTCAATGCTTGATAAAATTACAAATGGTGGTATCTCACCAAAAACTCTTACAGTTGTTTTAGGCGGAACTGGTGTCGGTAAGACATTGGTAAAAACTCATTTAGCAAGTCAATATTTAAAACAAGGATTGGATGTTTTATATATTACTATGGAGATGGCAGAGGAACGTATTGCAGAAAGAATTGATGCTAATTTGTTTGATGTTGAAATGTATGAATTAGCGAGGATGCAAAAACCAGAGTTTGAAAAAAGATTGGACAGTTTAAAGATTGGTAAATTAGTTATCAAAGAATATCCAACAGCGGGAGCTCATGTTGGAAATTTTCGAGCATTGATTCGTGAATTAAAAATCAAAAAAGATTTTACGCCACAAGTTATTGTTTTGGATTACTTGAATATTTGTTCTTCAAGTAGAGTCAAGTGGGCTGCAAATATGAATACTTACATTTATATTAAGTCGATTGCGGAAGAAGTGCGTGGCCTAGCGGTAGAGTGTAATGTTCCTATCATTACAAGTTCACAATTAAATCGGGAAGGTTATACAAGCTCCGATCCTGATTTATCTAATGAAACTGCTAATGCTTCTGTAAGAATTTCTGGAATGACATCTTTCGAGGATTTCTTATCTTTACCTTCCAAGATAGAAATACTTTGCACGATACCATTATATACTGCTTGGTCTTTTGCCCACTTTTCTGTTTCTTGTGTTAACCATTTTTCATCATCAGTTTTCTTTTCTAACTTATCAAGAATTTTATTACAATTATTAAACTGTAATTCATTCAAGTCATCCCGATTATTTAACTTAACTGATATTGTTTCCTTTGTTGGAGCTTTATTAAACTCCGAAATATGTTTTTGTATTTCTATAAAGATTTGCTTTTCAGAAATATCTTTAAAATAATCAGGTTGTAAAAAGACACCAACAATACTAGCATAAGTTTCATTATATATTAGATTCTCTAGAATCAATGTTTCAGTTCGCATCTTATCCTTTCTTTAAAGCGTTCATCACTATTGTCTTTGCTTTTCCCCTATCTACCTCTAAGAATGGTTTATATTTCTTTGCAAGATGACTATGATCCTTCCAAATAGGATCATCTAATTTCCTATCAACATATTTTACATAATCTAAAATCATGTCAAAAACACAAAATGTTTCAAGTGAAATTGTTTTAGATAAGCACATCTTTAAAATTACTGGATGATTAATCCCATCAACTTTAAATATATAATTAAAGTCAACATCATACTTATCCATATATTTGTTAATCGGATTTACATCTTGCTCCAAATGAAAATAAAAATTATTCATTCTAGAAATATAATCCTCATAAACATCACTATCAAAATGTGATGGGTACATTAGATTATTAGTAAACTGCGAAAGATAGAAAAAAATTAAAGACTCTTTATTTTTAAACCTATTGCCTATATCTTTAAATACTTTCCTTTGCATGGAAAAATTACCATGATACTCATGCTTACGGAAACTTTTTTCCATAGCATCTATTCCGCTAAAATTTAATTTACCATTGTATTTAAAATAATCATAGTTGCGTGCTTCGTGTCTAAAATGTGCATACAAACCCTGATAGGTGTACCACGCTTCATATGTTTTTTGTATATCACTATCACGCATCTGCATCATTTTGTAAGTACTGTCCTTAAATAATCAATTAAATGATTTGTTTCTGTTACTGCAAGTTCATCAACATTATTATAGGATAACAAATAAACTCCCCCCATAATAATTACGCCAATTAACATCCATAAAACTCTTAAACATACTCTATGACTCATCCAACTCATTTTCAGAATCTCCTTTTTTACTGCCATAATTAAACTCTTGAAATACAGCATCTTCAAGTTGTTTCATTATGTCATCAGTAAAGTATTTTTCTGGATTCTTGATAATTGCTTTTTCAAAAACTTTCGTTCCATCTGGCATTTCAAATCTTGTGGAAACCTTTTTGAATATTTCGTATTTCTCTGCAATCTCAACCAACCCAAAATATTTATCCAAACCAGTTTGGTAATCAAGCATTGTTTCAATAACTGATTCTTCTTTTGTAAAACGCCCCTTAACTAATTTACATTTAATTATATTACCCATCACTTCAGTACCTTCTTTGACTTTACGTTTCCCCAAAGTAACAATAACTGAAGCTGCATATTTAATTCCACCACCACCAGAGATTTCTTTTGATGGGAACATACTCCCAACTTTATCGTAAGTATGATTCGTAATAATCAATGGAATATTTTTACTGGATAATTTTATAGCAAGAGTTCTGAATGTTCCCCGAACAACTGGTGCTCGTGTCATATCTCTTTTATCAGAACCACTCGCAGAATCTTCCATCTCTTTTCTTGTAGATAGATTTCCTAAAGAATCCAAGAATATCATAACCTTAGTTTCCTTTGGAATGCCATCAATAAGTTTAATACATTGTGTTCTGAATTCTTCAACCGTTGCAACTGGAAAGATGACAAACCTATCAGGGTCTAATCCTCTATCCGTAATCATATCGGATGTCAACGCACCCTCACTCTCAAAATATAAAATCAAACTATCTTTATTAGTATCCAAGAAATTCTTAGCGATTGACAATGCAAAGAATGTTTTACCTACCGACTCCGATCCTGCTAAACAAGTAATCTTATTTGATGGTACACCACCATATAACGATCCACTCAATAAAGCGTTCAACGAATAGCTTCCAGTATCCAAAAAAGTGCTGCAATCACCAAGAATCCCAGCGGATACAGCCGACGCCATATCATTATCGCTCTCCTTGATTAATTGTTTAACTAAACTATTTACTGCCATAACAACTCCTTTCACCCAAAAAATGATTCCAAAGTACTAATATTCTCTGACTTCCAACCAATAACATCTAATATATTTTTTATCGGTTGAAGAAACGCTTTATCAAATTGTAAATCGTAATCAATATACTTTTCCAAACCAAACTCACTTGGTAAAACCGTAGCAATAGAAATTACGTTTTCACCAAGTATGTTTGGTTCTTTCAAGTATGCAAATTTAATCTTTTCCCCATCACGAATTAATTGATATTTTTTTGTTAGGTTTTGCTCCCTTAGTTGATGGTTATATAACAAAGTACCCCGAACATGAATCGGGGTAGCTTTGATGTAGATATCTTTTGAGGATTTATATTTACTAAGACCTTTCACCGATCTAGGAAATGCAATATCACTAAATGGTAAAGTTTTGAAAATCTCTCTATATTCCTCAATCGTTTTAATTACTGTTTGCTCATCCGTATTGATTATAGTTCGTATCAACGATTTAATGTTTTCTCTACACCAATGCGGTGTTGAACTTCTTACACTCTCAATACCCATGATCTTTAATTTAGGTTCTTTATATCTTACACCCTCAGAATCATAAACATTCAGAATATATCTTTTCTTAGCAGTCCAAATACCTTTATCTGCTATCGACTCTCTTTTCATCACCATCTTTTGTTCATATGCATTTACATACGCATACAAGTTTTGATACATTTCATCAATAAACGGTTCAATCTTATCCTGACAGATTTTGTCCAAGAAGGATATAATTTTTTCAGTCTCAAGTCCTTCTCGGCACACCACATCAACCAATGCATCAAAAGTGATATATACCGAGTCCGTATCTGATGCGATAACATAGTCCTTGTCCTCTGTTTTAAGTAAATCGTTGATGAATCTATTTATACATCTTTCAATCCATCTAATACTTAATTGGCCTGATGTAGTTACCGCTTCTGCTTGTTCTAGTGAATAATATAAGAAATATTGATTCGCCAATGCACCATAAGCACTATTTAATAGAATTTTCTTTGCCATTTGTGCATTATTATACTTTGCAATATTATTTACAACTTCTTCTTTATTTTTATAATTCCCATCCTCTAACCTCTGCTCTTCATCAAGCATTTTCCTTTTATATTTAACACGATCATCATACATCTTTTTCATTAACTTAGGAAGAAACCCCTGTTTCTTTCTAGTAAAATGCTGTCCATTGGGAGTCAACGTAACATCATAACCCTTTAAATATTTTGTATTGAATTTCTGATTCAACAATCCTTCAACGCCACCAGAGTACTTTAATAATGTTTCATCTTTTGAAACTGTTTCTGGACTAATATTATACTGCTGGATCAAATGCGGATAAAGAGAATTCAAGTCAAAACTAACAACCCATTTGTGCATACCAACTTCGGGGTCTTTTACATATCCACCTTCAATAGTTCGATTACCCGACTGTCCTTTCTTCTTATTAGGAATTGCTATATTCTGTTGTTTAAGATAATTGTAAATAATAATTTCCCAAGTTTTTACAGGAGAAAATACATCCTCAAAATTAATCTTGGATTCATAAGCTATGGTAATAACTAAATCTAATAGCTTCATCTTATCATCTAACTTTTTTACAATTTCAACATCTTTGATATTGTATTCTATAAACTTCTGATAATCAGTTTTGTATAAATCATAACCTTGCATTTCCTCATCTGTTACTTTACCCATACCCAATTCAACTTGCCCAATATAATCCAAACGATAAGATTCCCGATTTGTATAAGTGTACTTCCTATATAAATCCAAGTAATCTAAACATGATATACCAACAATCTGATAAAACATATTATCATATCCTGCTATGATTGCGTTCTTATCATAAACTCTTTTAATCGGTGAAAGATTCTTAAAATCCAGATTGAGATATTTCATTCGATTGACAATATATGGAATATCAAAAAATTTACAATTCCATCCAGTAATGATATGGGGCGGGTTTTCTTTCCACCAATCTAAAAACATATACATCAATTCATCTTCATTATGTGCTTCAAAATAATATATTCTTTTATCAGGATCATGTTTTTTATATTCACCAGTTCCCCAAACATAATATGCATCATGGATATTACTATAAACAGTAATTGCTGTAATCGGAGAATTCGCTAAACGAATATCAGGAAACCCATCATCAGAAGCAACCTCAATGTCAAGAGTATATATGCTAATCTTTGAAGCATCCCATTCTATATCTTTTGAATAAGTTTCTGAAATATATTGATAGGTGAAAGCTTTGTTTCCATAAATCGGATAATTTGTAACACCATCATATTGATCTAAAAAATCTCGACATTCTTTTATACTTGGAAATTTAAATGGGGCGAGAGGTTTACCATCTAATGTTTTAAAGGTAGCTTTGCCATCAGGACATGGAACATATAAGGTTGGCTGAAAAGGTACATATTCAGAATATTCCATACCCTTATTATCTATATCTCTAGTATAGATTTTATTGCCGACTTGGAGTATGTATGTATAAAATTTCATGTTATAGGTAGTATATCAAAAAAGAATGAATAATGCAAGTAAAACTATACACCTTTTACATGATAATATTTTGTGTTGGAGTTACAATTCCAGAGCCATACATTCTTTCATATTCTTTTTTTATTGTTTCGCTAGGTGTAGCTATTATAACCACTTGCGTTTCTTTAAGTAGATATTCTTTTTCTTCGGCATAGGGAAGCCAAGGCTGGAAAGCTATTTGCTCTTTGCTCACAGGAATCATTACAACTGGATTTTTTGCAATTATATCATCAGAGTCCAATAACTCTGTAATTAAATCTTCACCACTAATCAACTTTACTATTTTCACATTCATTTTTTATTCTCCCTCAAATCATTAATTGTGCTGTACGAATCTATATCAGATTTGTTAACAGTATTAAAACTCACGGTAATTCTTTTTCCAGATTTATTTTCTGGAACATGATGTTTCAACCAACTAGGAAATAAAACCATCATGCCATTAGCTGGTTTAAATTCTAAAAAGTTTTGAGAAAAAGAAGTTTCCTCAACTATCTGCGTACCCATCATATATTGTTCTAATGGATTTTCAAACATCAATGGAGAACTACTCGGTTCAACCATTGGAAAATATGCACCACTAACAATACTTCTTTCGTGTCTATGTGCTTCTACCCTACCACCTTTATATAATATATTAAACCAACTAGCAGAAATCATTGGTTCACACAAACCCGATTCTTTACAAAAACTTTCACAACATTGTTGTATAGTTTCCCAAAGACCAAATAATTCTTTATCATTTAGAAACCAAAGTTTTTTATTTTCAAAACTACTTTCACCATCACTTATTAAACCATGTGGCCTTTTTCCTTGATAATTTTCAATTTTATCTATTACTGTTTTTTCGTTTGGATGGTCTTTTATATTATAAACTTTTATTAATGTTGGGAAAACAGTAAGACTCTCACCCCTCATTTAATTGTCCTTCCCTTTTCATCAACAACCGAAAACTCTTTATCATCTCTCAATACTGGTTCTCTCTTTTCATCTTCTTTAGCAGGATCATTACCCAACGCCCTTTCCATCCTTCGGTCAGCCATATTACCAATAGCACCACCTATAGCACCAGCAACACTCTGTACTGCAAGATCAGCAGCAGTTGCACACCCTGTAATT